GGGCACTCTTTCAACGTTCTGTGATGAAAACCCAGGACACACCATCATCAGTGCTTACCTTGCTCTCAATGAAGGTAAGACAGTTACAGACCTCAAGGCCTCTTTTGAATCAGATAAGAAGGCCGCTGTTGACTTGGCCGTGAAGGAAGCGACCGAGAAGATCCAGAAGCAACAGAAGGTCAAGGAGTCTGTCACAGTCATTACCGGGGATGCTACCGAACAAACCGTTACGGATGATGTACTTGAAACAAATGGTGACCTTATAGGCTCTCTCCACAGACAAATGATTAAGGACACAGCATAAAGGAGAACCATTATGGCACTTACATACGCAGAACTTGAGTCAGTCACCAGGAACTATTTCAAGGCCGACAAAGGCAAGGCAACGGATATTTATTTCAAGACATCCTTTCTTCTTGAATATCTCATGAATCAAAAGAAAGGCATTTTTGATCGTCCCGATGGCGGTGATTATATCAGGCTGCCGCTTGAGTACGATGGTCAGGAAACCGGGTTCTACGAGAAGGGCGAAAGTCTTACCTCTGATGACAGGGAAAACGTCAACGTGGCGAAGTTTGCATGGAAACATGCTTTTTCCAACGCTACCATCTATCGCATCGATACCCTGAAGAACGCAGGCAAAGAGGCCGATATCAAACTGTCGGTTCAGCGCCTCGGTTCCGCTCAGAAGTCTATTACCACAACTCTCGCAGGGTCAATCTATGACCTGCCTGGTGGTAGCTCCAAAAGGCTCACTGGTCTTCGATCCTTGATGAACGAAACCACGACCACCAAGTACGGTGATCTGGCCGAGGCCGATCTTGTATCTGACGACGGTGATTATCCGTGGGAAGGTAAGATGTCCGCTGATGCAACCACGATGGATCTTGCCCATATCAGGGCCGGAAAGCGTGGGTCCAAGGTTCGTGACGGAGTAGGCGGAAAGGCCGATATCGTTATGACCACGGAAACCTTGAGAGATAAGCTTGAGGGTATTCTCCAGGTACAGCAAAGGTTCACCACTGCCACCACTAAGGTGGTGGCCGGGTTCGATGCACTGGACATTAATGGTCTGATGATCTTTGCAGACGACTATTGCCCCGCATCTCACACGCTGTTTCTCAATTCCAACCATGTGGGCTTTGCGATCCATAAGAACGGATACTTTGTCCGCGAGAAGTGGAGCAAGATTCCCGACTCTGCCGGTGACCGGACCATGAAGATCCTGTGGGACGGCAACATGATCTGCAACAACAGAAAGGCCCACCAGGGCTACAGCAACGTATCATAGTTTAAAAACGGCCCCCTAATTTGACCCAGAGCGGTGGGTGGGGGTCGTAAGACCGCATCAAGAAGGAGAATAAGATGAGTAATTATTCAGCAATGAAGATCAGGGGATGGACGCAGCACCCCAAACAGATTTCGGCTACCAGAAAACATGAGGTCGGTGAAGTCAGGAAGACCGCAGATGGCAGGGAGTTTGTCTATGCCAAAAACGGGGCAGGCGCATTGGCCGCTGGTAAGTTGGCGATAGCCAAGACGATCAACTCGAATTGGATGGATCAGACCTGTTCTGCCGTTGCACTCAAGGCAAAGCAGATGACGCTTACCATTACCACTGGGACGGCGGTTGACGAGAATGAGTTCGCCAACGGATTCCTTCAGATCAATGATGGTGTTGCGGAAGGCGATAGCTACAAGATCGAGTCAAACACTTCAATGGCTTCAGGTGGGACATCCATCACGCTCACCCTTGCGGAGGCCATTAGAGGCACGGCCCTTACCACTGGTGGAGAGTTTTCCCTCATACACAACCCGGCCTATGAGGTGACACATACCGCTGGACAGGCCGTCCTCCCCGTGGGTTATCCACTCGTAGACGTTACCGCAGCTTACTACTGCTGGCTCCAGACCAATGGCATAGCGGCTTGCCTCATCGAGGGAACACCGGCAGTAGGTGCGAAGCTTACCCCATCGGCTGGTGTGGCTGGTGCAATAGGGCAGTTTGCGACCGCTGAAGATCCGGTGGTCGGCAATGTGTTCGGTACGGCTGGTGCGGACGGTGAATACAAACCTGTCAGACTGACGATTGGACACTAAGGAGGTAACTCATGGCATTTGTATCAGCGGTTACCAGGGAAACAGTATTCGGGAATGTTCGTATTAAGTGGGGAACGTTCACAAATGATACCACCGGTGGCGATATAGCAACAGGACTCACCAGGGTTCACTTTCTTGTGGCTCAGCATAGTGGAGCCGCCGCAGTTGCATCTTCTCCGTCGGTTAATGAGACATTTCCGCTCTCCGGGGGTGATGTAACCATTGTAACTACGGCATCAAGGAGCGGGTACTGGTTCGCTATCGGTGATGGTTAGTGGCCCACGAAACAGTCGCAGAATTAACAACTGAGATAATAGGGCGGGTCCAAGACCCGTCCTTCACCTCGGCTCGGATACTTCGTTATCTTAATCAGGCAATGAAAGAGATAGCGGGGCATCCCAGGGTTCTTTTGCCGGAACTGTCTACATCGGCAGACCGAAGCACCGACACAGCCTTGGCCTATGTTGATATGCCATCCGACTACCAGAAGAAGCTCTATTATGCACACAGTTTGACGCTCAATAGAGAGGTTAAGGTATACGGGAGCTATCCCCAGTTGCTCAAAAACCTCTCCGTGATCGACCAGGCAGGCCGTGTTATCGGTATCGCCGTGCGTGGTTCGTATCTTTGGTATCAGAGGATACCAACCGCATCCTGTACGTTGACGGCAGAAACTATTTCATTCACTGAAACTGGATCTATTATTGCGGACAGCGCCAAAGTCTTGTATTCAACTGGCTTCAGGGCCGGAGATATCTTAACCATATCAGGGTCAACCAGTAACGACGGAACCTATACAATGGTAAGCGTGGAATCTGACGGAACTCAATTAGTGGTGAGCGAAGATCTGACAGATGAAGTTGCCGGGGAAGAGATAACCATATCATGCGGTGAAAAACTCAGGCTTCACTACTACAAGAAACCGACCACCCTCAGCGCGTCACAGGATCCGGACGAATTACCTGAACACTTTTGCCGGGATCTGCTTGTGAACTTTGTATGCGGTGAAATCTTCAAGATCAAGGCAATGGCGAACGCGGCATATATTACAGCCAAGAATGAGTATCAAAGTTATTACGGTGAATCACTCGCAAAACTCATAGCATACCTCGGACCGGAAGAGGACCTTGCCGCAAGCATAGGCGATGATTCCGAGTTTGACAGTTACCTTTAGGGGAAATGATGGGAACTATTCTTGCATCAGCGATAATTGACACGGTTGAGGAAATCCTCGATGACACGGAGAATGACCGATGGAGTGAAGCCTCCCTACTGGGTTATCTCAATACCATACAGGGGTCCATTGTTGGTTTTAAGCCCAATACGAATGTCGAAAATGAGGCCGTTATCTGCATTGCCGGCACAAAACAGTCCATACCAACAGCCGGGATACAGCTTATCAACATTGTACGGAATATGGGAACAGATGGGACGGTTCCCGGCAGGTCCGTCGTAAAGGGCGATCTTGAACAGTTCAATGTCATAGAGCGGGACTGGCATTCAGAGACGGCGGCGGCGACCACGGAGTTATTCTTCTTTGACGATCAAGATCCACGACATTTTTACGTCTATCCTCCGCAGCCTGCGTCAGGGTTTGGATACCTTGAGCAAGTCTACTCCAAGGCTCCGACCGATATAACCATCAGTTCTGCTATCACATTGTCTGACATTTATGAAGACATTATTAAGAACGGGATACTCTACCTTGCCTATGCGCGTGAGACGGATTCCGATTCACTTAACCAGTCGAGGGCCTACTTTGAATTATTCGCGACGCAGTTAGGCCGCAGGGATTTAATCGAGAAACAGTACAAGCCACAAAAACGAGGTGATACAGATGGGGTATAAGGCTACCAGTTTTGCAGATACGACCCTGGCATCGAATATAACGGCAACAAGTACAACCCTAGAGCTGGCGACTGGTAAGGGTGATGATTTCCCCACACTGACCTCCGCAGACTGGACGCTTGTTGTCCTGACCGACAAGAACGGTAACCGGGAAGTGATAAGGATCGTTGCACGCTCAGGAGACAATCTGACCGTTGGAACGACCGTTGGAGCCGGGGCAAACGTGAGCGGCAGAGGATATGAGTCAACCATGGCCTTGGCTATCACTTATACAGATGACCATTCCGTAAGATGCGCCCCTACTGGCGCACTCATTCAGGCCATGGCAGATTATTCGGATCAGGGTGACTTGACTTCAACGACGGCAGAGATAAGCACCTTGCATAGCTCTGGCATCACCAATGCCGATCTCGTAAAGGTACACGCAATTACAGCAACCAAGGATGAGTTGAATATTCTCGATGGCATTACT